AGCCTGTGTTCTTCCTGTCTTGTGGTTAGTTCCATATTCTCTGCTTCTTCCTTGGCGGATGATTGCCTGGCGGCGATACGGGCGGCAGAAGTGATAACTTTGGATTTAAGTTTTGCGTCGAAAGGTTTTAGCTTTTTTGGGATACCTCTTGGCATGATTGGATTATTTTTACGAAAAAGTATTGACTTGTCTAGGGTAAACTACAAAAGAGTACGCATGGCTACAAAAATGACGGGTAAGGAATGTATGGCGATTTTGGCGAAAGCGGGGATTAGCCGGGATGAGTTTGCGGGGATGATGGGGATTAAGCGTAGTACGATGCGTACCTGCGTGCATGGTAATCGGATATCGCGGAAGATGGTGGACAAGTTGCGTGAACTTGCGGGTGAGGAGGAAGAGAAGGAGGAGATAGCGGAGGTGGACGCTATGATTAAGGAGGTTGTTAAGCCTTATGAGGAGGCGGTTAAGAAGATGGATGCGAGTGATGTGCAAATGGGTAAGGTTTATTTAATTCCGCAGAATAAGTATTTACGGTTGGTTGAATTTGCGGATGGGTCTCATGGCAAGTTTCGTGCGAAACCTGGTAAGTATTGGGTGGGGGATAAGATTCTATTGAGGCACCTGGAGCGTGATATGTGGGAGGTGGCGAAGTGAGTAGGGATGAGGTTGAGCGTTTGAAGGAGGTTGTGGCTAAGGCTTGTGGCACAACGGTTGAGAGGGTAAACGCAAGGACACGGCTTGCGGCACCAGCGTTGGCACGCCAGGTGGCGATGTACTATGTGGTTAAATCGGGTAAGACTTTAGAGGCTACGGGGGAGATATTTAACAGGCACTACACAAATGTGGTGTATGCGAAGAATAAGGTGGCGGATATGCGTGATGTGGACCCTTGGGTGCAGGGTGTGATGAATGAGGTGGAAAGGGAGATGCCTCAGTTGGTGGAGGAAGTGGCTCGTGGGTAATGCTGAACAGAGAGATTTGGTTGAGTGCTTATTTAAGTTACTGCCTAATAGTGAGCGCGGACTTCTTGAGATGAGGTTTTTTCATGACATGTCATATCGCAAGATGGGTCATGAGTTTGGAGTTAGTTGTCATTGTGTCCGCGTGGCGGTTGAGAAGATCCTCAAGGAATGCCGGAGGATTATGAAGTATATTGATTTTGGTAAGACTGCTGGTGAATTGGTGGCAATTCCCGTGATTGATAAGAAGTCATTACTCTATGACCACGATGAGAAGCAGAGGCTCAAACTCGTTGCAAAGAAGGAGGAGAGGAAGAAGCTGAGGAAGGCTATACCTGGAGTGCCTACACATTTTATTGAGTATTGCTTAAAGCATCACAGCAGAAGTTGGAGATACCGCGTGGAGAATGGCTTATATGTGCATCCTTTTTTCAAGGAGTATTACTATAACAATAAGGAGAAGTTTCTGAAGTGTGGATAATACCCAAAACATTATCAGCTTTTGTACCGGATACGGAGGGAGGAAGATGAATGAGTGAGTTTTTAGGCTGGGCGAGTTACCCGTTGCGGTTCCTTTGCGTACATTGCGGAGAGGAGTGCGACCTGGAGGACAAGCACGAGCATGACGATTGTGGAGATGAAGACGAGTAGTACAGAGGTGTACCTTACTCGTGAGGAGGCACTAGCGGGGTGGTATCGCTTTTGGTCTAAGAATGAGGTGGATTTTTTCCTTAAAGATAAACACGGGAATAATATTCGCGATGAGAAGGGTAACTGCATTGCAGTCCGTAAAAACATACCGCGTGTGTTACGGGACAAAAACCAAATCAATTTTAAAAATGGAAGCCTCTAGGCAGTTAATTCATGAGTTCAAGGCTTTGTTTCACAGATGGGAAGAGGAGAGTGATATGGAACAGCATGAGATACTTGAGTGCCTGGGTGTGGCGGTGGATGAGTATTACGACGAGGAGGTTGTGGATTTTGAAAGTGAGATAGAACTAGATGAGGAGGATGAGGAATGAATATATATAAACCAACAGGTAAGAAACTAGAAAATTGGCCCCAAATAGTGGACCGTTTAACGAAGGAAAATAATGAACTTCTTCGCAGGGTGCGGGAGTTAGAGAAACAGGTAATGGAGTTAATGGCTCAGAGCAATGGATAATGAAAGTCCCACCTGGATGGAATCCGATTTATTGGAAAAAGTACGGGCGAGCAATACCACTATCCGTACAAAAATTACCACGGTGCGACTTGTTAAAGCTGGGGCCACCGACATTGAAATTAAGCCAAGAGGCGTTGGAACGGATACGCAAGGCTGGGCAGTCGGTGAAGCGGAAATCCCGTGCAACACGCTCGAAGAGGGCATCATCATAGGAATGGAGATACAGGCAAGGGGATGATCCGCACCAGGTACGAGACAAAAACTGACCTTGCTAATGAGCGTAAGGTGGAGGCTTTTTTGTCTAAGCAATGGGGTTGTCACTTCCATAAGCTTAACCCGATTAAGTGGAAGATTGACTACCTTATTCAGAGCGGTGACCGGTATAGTTGGGCGGAGTTAAAGTGTTTAAATATAAGGTATGGGCAGTATCCGTTTATGATTTCGTACAAGAAGATCGAGGCCGCCAAGTTACTACATGACACTTCTAACAGGAAATTTAATCTGATTTTCAGATGTACGGATGAGTTGTGCTATCACACTTGGGACTTTAGTAGGGATTATAAATTTGAGTGGGGTGGCCGCACAACCGCCACCCGCGACTTGCAGGATATAGAGCCTGTATTTCGGGTATACCCGGAGCAATGTAAAGTAGTGGAGGGATTCAATGAAAGATGAGGTATTAATGAAATTGGCTCTCAAGGAGTTTAAGAAAAAAGCCAAAAAGAAATTCATGAGTGGCATTAAGGAGCATAATCCCAATGGTGATAAGGGAATGTGCATGATGTCCATGAAAGATAGGGTTAGTTCAGCAAAAGAAGAGGTTATGGATTTATGGTTTTACCTGTGTTCCATTGAGGATGGCATAGAGGAAACGAGAAAGTTGCTCGTGAGGGAGGGTTTGATGGAGCCACAAACAATCTTTGAGGAACCACTTGCGATACAAGGACTTCTAGAGAGAGCAAGAAGGAAAGATAAGAGAGCATCTATATTGAAAAGAAATGCCTAAGTTAACCTATGCGGATGAGGTGGATGCCAACTTTGGTATCCCGTGGACAGATGATTTAAAGTTTGTAAAGGGCGAGCTTGCCTGCGCTTTGAGCGAGGAAGAGGTGGATGCCTTACCACAGGATCGGGCAGAGATGTTGAGTCGCTTAATCATTGACCAACCTCAGTCAGAAGTGGAAGACCCGATCCAATGGGGATGGACATTACCTGGGTGGCGTAGGGTGATGGAGCGGTGGGATAAGGATAAGATTCATGTCATACTCGGCGGCAACCGGAGTTCCAAGACGATGTTCGCGTCTCGTATGTTAGTCCACTTAGCCCAGCAGATACCCGAAGCTGAAATTCGCTCAATGCATGTGACAGAGGAGCGTAGTATTACTGATGCCCAAAAATACATATGGGCAAACCTGCCTGCTCGTTATAAGCGAACAAAGAAGAAGAGCGAGAATCATAGCTTGCAGTACAACCAAAAGAATGGGTTTAACTCTGCCAAGGCGATCCTACCACCCACCACACCGGGTGCGGAGCGGGGCAGTACGATATACTTTAATAATTACAGGCAGTACATGGCAGACCCGCAAATCTTTGAAGGTTGGTCTGCACACGCGATACATCTCGATGAAGAGGTGCCGGAGAGTATTTTTAATACATTGCTCGGCAGGACGGTGGACTACCACGGTAGGTTGATTTTGACCTTCACAACCCTTCAAGGTTGGACACCTTTGATCAATAGTTTACTGAAGGGTGCGGAGACGGTGCGTACCCGATATAGCGATTTACTACAGCGGGAGTTACCCGTGGAGCAGGTGTCTGCGAATTGGCCCGATTGTCGCATTCATTACTTTTGGACGCAGGACTCGCCCTTCATAGATGGCAAGGAGTTGATTCGTACCTACTCGCAACAACCGCTGGAGACAAAGCTTGCCCGATTATTCGGGGTACCATCCAAGGCAATGGAGGGGCGTTTCCCGAAGTTTAACCGCGAGACCAATGTGGTGCCTCACGAGAAGATTCCATTTATACAGGATGACACCATACCGGTCACCCGGTACTTTGTCTGCGACCCTGGGGGAAGTAAGCCTTGGGTGGGTATATGGGCAGGAGTGATGCGGGATGGGAGTATTTATATTTATCGCGAGTTCCCCGACAGCACAATGGGGCAGTGGGCATTACCTCATGTTAACGGGGTAGGGAAGAGTGTGGGGAAACCTGGTCCTGCCCAGCGTCCTCTTGGGTGGGGATATCTCGATTACAAGAACCATTTCGAAGAATGTGAACATGAAGAGGACATTTTTGAGCGCATTGTTGACCCACGCATGGGATCGGCCACGGTGAGGGAGAAAGAGGGGGAGAGTAATATTATCACCACAATGGCGAACCTTGGCTTTGTTATGCGTCCTGCACCAGGCGTGGAGATTGAGACGGGGATTGCCAAGATAAATGATGCCTTGTCATGGGATGACACTTCGCCTATGACCCTTGATAATAAGCCAAAACTCTATGTATCAGACCGTTGTGATAATACTATAACCTGCCTGCTTGAGTACAGCGGTCAATCCCGAACCGAGCATTTCAAGGACTACATCGATTGCATCCGTTACCTCATGGTAAGTGGGGCAGACCACATCACATCCTCTAGTATGGTGGCCACAGGTGGTGGCGGGTATTAAAAGAATTTGACTTGTCAACTACAAAAGTCTACAATCTGCTACGCATATGCAAAGCGCGTCTGATCCCGAACTATTGTTTGTCTCCAAAGAACCCGATGTGGGTTATTTACAGGAGACTTATCGCCGCACTAAGAGTAACTTAGGCGAATGGATCGACCGTAGGCAAAGAGATTACGATACCCGTAATTGCCTATGGGCAGGTAAGAGTGATGACTTTAAGAAGCACACAAACTTATCTGAGACAGGAGAGGTATTTCCCTTCGATGGGGCAAGTGACCAAGAGGTAAGACTCGTGGATGAGACTATTAATTGCATGGTCTCAATGTCACTTAATGCTGTACGACGCGCTCACATCGTCGCAACTCCGGTGGAGTCAGATGATATGGAAAGGGCGAATGTTATTAGTTCGTTTATTAGGTGGCTCGTAAATAGTAGGATGGAAGAATTTTATGACCAAGTGGAACTTGGCTTAAACCACCTCTATGAAAAGGGCATGATGGTGCATTATGTTTATTGGGAAAGCCAAGACCTTAAACAGCAACAATCCATCAAGCTAGAAGAGATCGCGCAGGTTATGCCTCAGATCGCCCAGGTCATCCAGGACGGCAGTATGGACAATGAGTTGTCATCTGCCCTCAAGGAGCAATTTAAAGTATCCAAGACAAAAGCACGGGCGATGCTCAGGGAGATGCGTAAGGATGGGGAGACTACGGTCCCTGTCACCCGAAGGGTTATTAACCAACCCCGTATCAAAGCCTTGGCTCCCGATGAGGATGTATTTTGGCCGTCCTACACCATTGACCCACAGGAGGCACCTTATTGCTTTCATGTGATAAACATGACACCCGAACAACTGCGGGCAAAGATAAACACTGAAGGGTGGGATGAGGAGTTTGTGGACTCTGCCATTGAGTTATCTCAAAGAGGGGAGTCCGATGTACCAATTAATAATTTACGGCTGGAGGAGGAAGTTATCCGCGATGATGACGATACTATCCGTATCGTATACTGCTACCAACGCCTCTTGGATGAGGATGGTATACCCGGTATATACTGCACGATTTTACATGACCGCGTGCCTGAGATGTACGCTAAACATCAATTGCTAGACTACTCTCACGGAAAGTATCCCTTCGTAGTTAGTACCTATGAGAAAACATCCAAGCGTTTGTATCACAGCCGCTCAGTTTCCGAGCTTGGTGAAGGCCCGCAAAATATTTTAAAGATCGAAGAGGACGCAAGTATTGACCGTCAGTCACTTGCCACGATGCCACCATTGGAACATCCATTAGGTAGGGCGCCCACCAAGTGGGGTCCGGGAGTTCGTATACCTTATCGTACACCTGGAGAGTACAGGTTTGCAGATACTCCCCGCTATGATGGCGGTTCTATGGAGGTACGCAGGTATGTAAAGGAGCAACTTGATCGCTACATCGGACGCAACGCTCCAGGCGTGGATCGTGTGGAAGCACAGATGAAGCAACAGCGAAACATCGATAAAGTGTTCCAGCACCTCAAGTATGTCATCGATCAAGTCTTTACACTTTATCAGCAGTATGGACCCGATACGGAATATTTCCGTGTCACCGGTATGCAGGATGCCCAAAAGTTTTCCAAGGGCAGACCCGGTGAGAGGTTTGACTTTTATATGCAGTTTGATGCCGCCACTCAAGACCCTGAGCAAATGCTTGAGAGGGTAAAGACTGTAGCAGAACTAGGTGGTATGCTTGATAAAAACGGCACTTTAGACACCGAGAAACTTCTTCAGCTTACCGTAGGTCAAATCCTACCTGGTGCTTCTGAGAAAATTTTACTTCCCAAAGAGACTGCCACACAGAAGGCAATGGAAGAAGAGCGTCAGACCATCGCCGAGCTTGTGGCGGGTGTACCGCCCAATGTCCGTGAGAACGATGCTCACGAGATGAAGCTTCAAGTATTTCAGCAGTGGCTGCAACAGCCTGACATTCAGCAGAAAGCACAGCAGGACCAAGCGTTAGCCGAGCGTATCCAAGGGTATATGAAACAGCGTGAGTTCGCTATCCAGCAAAAACAAAACGCTCAGATTGGAAGGCTCGGTACCGCACCCACACAATTCGGACAAACAGGAGGATAAGTATTATGCCAATGGTAGGTAAGAAAAAGTTTGGATACGGAAAGAAGGGTAAGGCGGCGGCTACTGCTTACGCTAAGAAGACCGGTAAAAGAATGGTCAATAAGCGTGGTAAGAAAAAGTGAGCATAACCTACAGAGGTGAACGATTTAGTGGTTACAATAAACCAAAACGAACAGCAGGAAAATCTAAGAAGTTTGCTGTACTTGCTAAGGAGGGAGATAAAGTCCGCCTTGTTCGTTTTGGAGACCCTAATGCGCGAATTAGAAAATCCGAACCCGCCAGGCGTAAATCCTTCCGAGCGCGACATAAGTGCGATGAAAAGAAATCTAAATTAACACCCGGTTTTTGGTCATGCCGGAAATGGTGATATGCCCAAGGACGCTTGCTATAAAAAAGTAAAAAGGCGGGTAAAGGTATTTCCCTCCGCCCGTGCATCTCAGCAGATCGCTAAGTGCCGCAAGGCAAAAGGTAAAGTCCGCAAGACAAAGGCAGGCACAAGCCTCAAGCGTTGGAAGGATGAAAAGTGGGAAGATACCCGCTCCGGGAAACCCTGCGGCAAAGGTGGCAAGAATGAATACTGCCGCCCCACCAAGCGAGTATCCAAGAAGACACCCAAGACCAAAAGCGAAATGTCCAAGTCGCAATTAGCCAAGAAGAAAGCAGAAAAGAGAAAGATAGGGATGGGCCGAAGAGTAAAGCCTGTCCGAAGGAAGTGATGTGCGAGAACTGCAAAGAGAATGGTATTGGGTTATTGTGCTGGTTATGTTCTTCCTCGAAAGAGAGATGATCCTGGATACCATGTTCATTGCCCTATCTATCGCCTTTGAAATATTTAAATGAAAAAGCGAAAAACGAACCACGAGATAGATGCCGACGAAGCAGTCCGCGCATTGGCCACCATTAAGAATGACCCCCACTTTAAGCAATACATTGCCATGCGGGAAGAGATGCGGGAGGAAGTGATAAGGCAACTTCAGAGCAAACCTATTATAGAATCCACCAATCGCCACTTTATGATGACGGGTAAACTTGAGGCTATAGACGAGGAACTCGATATGTTTTATAAGCTTTAGATTAGTAGTTAGTCTATACAGCCTCTGCGGTTATGGGGTAGCCGCAGGGGCTTTTTTGTTGCCACTACATAGTAGATGTACTACATTTTGCTACACTAGGCTACTTTAGCCTTGACTATTATGGAAACAATTACCGAAGAGGTTATCTCGGAATCCTCTGAAAATTCCGTGGACAGTGAAACGCAGGCAGACGGAAATGTCTCAATGGCAGAATTTGCAGATCAGATACTGAGACGCAAGGAAGCTAAAGAGTCAGAGCCGGAAGCCACCACCGAGGAAGCCGATGAACCCGCTGATATTACTGCGGAGCCTACAGAAGCAACCGAGGATAATACCGCCGAAGATACGGAAGACAACACGCCGTCTCCACAACCTTCTGATGTTCTTTCTAAATATAATATCGACCTGGATAACTTATCCGAAGAGGAAAGTCGCGAACTCGCAAAATCGCTGAACGCATCTGCGATTAAACGGTTTGGCAGACTAACCGCTCAGAAAAAAGCATTGATTGCAGAAAAAGCTGAACTTGAGGCACAAGCCCAACAAGCCCAGCAAGCGCAAACAACTGAACTGCCTGAGTTCCTCAAGGACAATGCACTGCACCACATCTCAGATCCACAAGCTCTTGCCAAAGAAGTCGAGCAGATGACTACGCTTATAGAATGGGCGGAGGAAGGTATGGACAACGAAGTCCAATACGATGACAATGGCAATGAGTACCTGGTAAAAGACGGGGATAAGACCTATACCAAATCCGAACTCAAACGCATCCGCACAAACGCAAAGAAGATTCTTCGCAAGGATGCACCTGCCCGTCAGAAATGGATACAGGAACGCTCCCAAGCAGATCAGCAAGCCA